GGCGGGTAGAGGATGTGGCAGGTACGAGCACCGGCTGCGAGGATCGCCTGCGCAGCCTGCGCTGCGTATTCCCATCCCGGCTTATCACGATCGGGCCATATCACCACCGACTTACCGGCAAGCGGCATCCAGTCGGTTTTATCCACCGGGGCATTGGCACCATTCATAGCCGTTGTTGCCACGATGCCCGCATCGATAAGCGCCTGCGCGCACTTTTCACCTTCCACAAGCACCACCTCGGAGGCATTCACAAGGCCTGGCTGGTTATAGAGCGGCCGAGGCTCGGGCGGTACCATCCTGCGCCGCTTTGCATCCCAGGGGCGAAACTGCTTTTTGCCTCCTGGGGGGTCATAGCGATAGACGACCCCAATCAGGCTGCCTGAGGCATCCTGGTAATCCCACTTGGCGGTTGCCTGCCCCAGATCATCCAAGGGGACAGGCGCCTTTTTCCGCTTAGGCAGATCCGATGTGCAACCGATAAGTTGGCCTGCAATCTCAAGCACACGACGAAAGTCAGCATGCGTGTCGAGCCTGTGATGGGCTGCGATTAAATCAAAGATATCACCGCCCTCACCGGTTGCCCGATCGGTCCAAAGCCCTGCCTTCTCCCCCTCAAGCACAACCTCAAGGCTATCGCCAGGACTGCCAAGCACATCGCCCACAAGAAAACGACCGCGTCGCTTCTTTCCCGCCGCAAACATCACAGCAAGCACCGATTCGAGCCTTCCGATCAGCTCAAAGCGGATGTGCTCGCGGGCGGCTCGCGGGTCCTCTAAGGCAGGCTCCGGCCTCTCATTAAAGTCAATCATTGGCATCCATCCTCCAGATATCTCAAGCGCAAGCGAGGGGTCACTGACTCCTGCCCCAGCAACGGTCCTGCCACGAGCACATGCGGCACTCGAAGTGGGTCGCATCCACATAGCCACGGGGCAATAACTCGTCTGCCTCGGTCGCAGTGATGACCTTGATGGCTCGATCCGACATCCGTTGAGCAAGCGCCGCATCAAAGGGCAAGAGCTCGAGCAGCAACTCCTGGTTATCTTTATTTACCGCTACAAAAAGTGCTGGATTACGGCTGATGCCCTCAACGGCCGATTCCATATAGGCCTGGTAGGTGGCAACCTGTGCCGCATAGATCGGCTTACTTGCTGTCACCCCCGATCGTGCGCAGGCACGCCAGTGTTTATCGGCCATGGTCTTGCACTCGAAAAGCATCGGATACTTAAGCCCGAGCGCTTCGGGCCCTGCTGTGATCACGCCATCGATATGCCCCTGTAGCCTGCCGCCTGCTACGGAAAATCCAAACTGTCCGCCACCCGCTTTGCGATCATGAAGCTCAAAGCCTGCAAGCCTCAGCCAACGGATCACCAGCTCTTCAAAGACATGACCAACCTCAAACACACGAAGCGTTCGTCCTGAAAAGCCCCTGCCCTCATCGGCAGGCGCCCTGGCATACTCGTATTGAAGCGCCCGCTCACAAGGCGCGCCAAGTCTTGAAGCGCCCAGGTAGCTGCGCGGTGTCTGCCCTGCGCGTTCTGCATCCAGGGCCTGATCGATCAGCGCGCAGACCTCCTCGCTGAAGCTGCGCTTGTGGTTATAGTCAAGCATCGATATGACTCCATGATTTTTGGTGTTTGATGGCATAAATCGCCGTGGCACTCATCCCGAGCAGCCGTGCAAGCTCTGCCGGACTGCACTGCCCAAGAAACATCAACCGTTTCAGTATTTGTACCTGTTGGCTGTCAAGCCTTGCCGTGCCACTTCGATCGCCTCGAGCCGCACGCCCTTTTCGTTTCATGTCGTAAAGGTTTTCCGCATGCGTGCCAAGCCACAGGTGCGATGGATTCACGCACCCCGGGTTATCGCAGCGATGGCACACATGAAGCCCCTTGGTGATGGGTCCGTGGGTGAGCTCCCACGCAGCCCGATGCACACTTATCTTCACACCGCGTACAGCGTGCCCCTCGGGTTCTCGGCGAATCTGCCCATAGCCCCAGGCATTGACCGACCCCTGCCACAGCCAGCAACCTTGAGGGCCTGCGTCCATATCGACGCGAGACCACAAGCGCACAGCTAATGGATGGTGATTTCGCCGCTCAATGGCTCGAGCCTGGGGATTTTCGGGACCCTTTTTCATTGCACCCCCTGAGACTTGTTTTTGGAGGCGGGCTTATCGGTTTCCCAAGGTAGGTCGTCTTCGATATCAGCAAGTGATACGGCCATCGGATCAGCGGTAAGTCCACTGTCCTGCCCGTCAGAACGCTTAAATAGTGTTTCTGAGTTTTCCGAAAATCCAGACGAAGCTGCGCGCTGTGGCGGGAACTTGCTTGCCTCATGGTGTTCAACCATGGCCTCGGTGTAACCGGAAACGATCGCTTTGATGACCGCAAGGGCCTCGGCTTCCGAGTACTGCCCAAGGGGTTTCTCAAAACCAATCTCAGCGGCTGCCTCACCAAAAAACCTAAGACAGCGGTGCATGGCGTTTTGTTCAATCGCACTCGGATCAATCATGACCACCTCCGAGCCAGGCGGCAGTCCACGTTGGACGCGTACCCAATTGCCATAAAGCGTATGAAACGCGTCCTGGCAGCGGCGTGAGCAAAACACCCAGTCGATGGGGTAGCGCTCGTGGGCTTTCACCCCGAAGCGCTCGTCGGCGTGGCCAAAGCCACGCGCCTGTCTTAAACAGACCCAACATTTCACGCCCCCTTTCCCTACTGTGCCCAGGCCGGTTTACCCACGCCTGCAGCCCGCGGTGAGGAGCCGGAAAACGATCCCTGGCTTGCACTGGGTACCGATGGTGCGGGCGGGGGAATATGGGTGGCTATGCTTTGAGGCAACATCACTGCGCCCCCTGCCCCTGTGAGCATCCCGCGCAACTTTGCGTAATCCGGATGGTCGGGTTCGATAGCAAGCTTGATCACGTTTTTATAGCCACCGCGATCATCCGAATCGATATCGACGCGAGCGATAAAAGTGAGCCCATCGAGCTCGTGAAAGCCTGCGATCCGTCTCGCGGCAGCTGCCTGCGGGGAGTTATCGGTGGGCCGAATATTACGCGCACTATTGAGTGCAGCCCGTATAAAGGTGCGCCCCATATTGGCCCAGTTCGGGCCCTTTGCGCTGTAGAGACCAATGTTTGACCACATCTTGCGCTTCACAAAGGGGCCCTCGAGGATCACAAATTCGCAAGACAGATAAACCGAACCTGAGTCAAAATTCTGTGTGGCATAGCCCCCGACCCAGCCCTGTGCCGGGTCATCAAAACCGCCTGGCTTGATACTCATGCGCACCGGGGCAATCGTCCCCTTGGGGATGAGTTCAAAGGAGGGTTGCTGCTCGGCATCGTTAAAGTCATTCCATGTAGACATCGCACTACTCCTGCTCGTTGATGGGTTGCTGTGTGATTGCGCTCTTGGGCGCGTTGGTTGCGGCTGCGCACTTGGCAATGAGTGCTCGCAAATCCGGTGGTTCGAGCAGATCGAGCTGCCCCGATCGGTCCTTGGCAGGAAACCCATAAGGGTTCATCGTCTGGGTGACGAAGGCGCGATAAGAGCCCCCCTCCTCGGTCTTGATCTCAGCAAGCGTGACCACCTCATCGACGATGCCTGGCAGTTCCGCGGCAGTCTTTGCCCCTTCAATCTGGGGCACAAAAACCTTGCGGTTAAAGTCATCCATGCGCTCATCCAAAATGGCAACAAACACCACGTGTTTGCCGCGTGCGTGCTGCAACTGTGAGAGCGCTCCAAGCATCTCGGTGCCAAGCAAACCGTAGGCACCTCGGGTGTCGGGCTTTCCCGTGCGCTCCGAAACCGCCTGCGGTTGGGTCTTGGCCCACATCAGTGCAAGCCTTGAGAGCACCGTGATGCTGTCAACAAAGTAGGTGTCATACCTAGCAAGCTGTGCGGGATCGCCGTAGCGCTCACACACATGTTCAAAATGCGCTTGGGAGTAAGGCGCATCGGCAGGCAGCGCTATATTCGGTCCAGAGAGAAACACCACGAGGTCACGAAATTCGGGCCAGGTGGAGGGCCGCACGCAATCGCCACGCCAGTCCTTCACAGCAAGATCGCCTGCCTCCAGATCGACAAAAAGTGTCGTTGCCTCTGCGAGCGTTTTGAGTTGGGTTGTTTTGCCAATCCCACTTTTGCCAAGCAGCACGAGCTTGACGCCCTTTTTTTCGCGCAGCCGCTCATCGGCCGTGATAATGGGTAGTCTCATCGCCCTACTCCTTCATGAGAGCGAGGCGATAACTCGCCCTGCCGGTTTTGACCGTTCTAGCTTCAAGAAATGAAGCGCGCAGCGTTTCTGGCCATGCCTTGAATCGGCTCTCTGCGACCGAGTAGCTGATATCGATGTACTGGCGGACGTCTTCGCCGCTTTGGGCGATGCGTTTTGCAATCTCGGCAAGCTTTGCCTGGTCCCACTGAACTTCTTTTTTAAGTTCAGATGTCACCCGCACATCACCATCGTCAAGATGTATAACGCCGCTCTCCCGGCCAAGCTCAAGGCGGAGTCGGTTAACCCGATCGCCAAGGCGAAAGTCAATGGCAGCGTCAATGTGTGATTGAATGGCCTTGTCCTTAGCGATACGCGCTGCTACGCTGCCTCGCAGGTGAAAGAGCTCAGCCGAAGAGCTTTGCGCCAGTTCCCCAACGGGCGTTTGCANNGGCATTCATGCTGCACCTCGCACCACGTAACGCTCTGAGGTACTCTTGCGCAGGCTCTTTGTTTCAAACGCTTCAACGTCCTCGATGCGATAGCGCACACAGCCAGGGAGTCTTAAAAAAACGGGACCAATCCCCTGGCAGCGCCAGCGCTCGAGGGTGTTCTCGCACAAATCCCAGCGCTCAGCGAGTTCCCGCTGGCTGAGATGACGGATGGGTTCTTCGGGTTGCAATGTCTTCTCCTTGAAGGTGAAAGTGATCCTGCTTTGTTCGGCTTGGATGCCGAACCAGGCAGTGCATGGATCATTTCAAGGAGCGTTCTGCAGAAAGCTCTACAGATACTGCAGCCAGTTACTGCACTATGACTTCAAGTCATCGAGGGGTTATCTTTTACCGTTGATGGCCCGAGCACCATTCGAAATATCGGGATCAAGGCATTGCTAACGTGTCAGGGGACCAACTCTGGGCTGTACCGGGACATCATCTTGAACCTGAGTGCTATAAGTTCTGTCGCGTTGACCTGGACCCTTCTGCCCGACAGCACGCGGCAAACCTTGGAAGGGCAACTGGCGCTGCCTCTGATCAAAAAGGGACAAGCCACCAATGGTGGCGACCTCAAACACCACACCAATGGAGCGGCCAGGATCGCCGCGCCCGATGCGTCTCGGCATGGCCCGTGAAATGCCAGCGCGAGATGCCAGATCCGCCGCAGTCATGGACCTCTCCAAACGTGCTTCAAGCACCAGTTGACCCAATAATGCGAGCGCATCCAAGCTGTACTGAGAGAGGGGGCGAGAGACTGGCTTAGCCATGTAGATGACTCATTGATAAGCCACTAGTTGTTATAAAGATACTCTAACAACCCATATTCTTGCCGGGCCAACCCAATGTCAAAAGACTCGGATCGCGATTTCGTCCTTCCAAATGATCATCGGGTTGTCGTAGCGCGATGTGGACCGCAGACCTGGTAGCCATTTTTCTGCCACTTGAGCTGATACACGGAGGAACTCTGCGCAAAAGCGAACCTGGGAACCTTTTACCCTTCAGGATCCAATAGCTACAAGTCGAAATGAAGCAGTGCCGACCACACCCCGTTCTATCGTTAGCAGCAAATCACGTTCAAAGGTGCTCCCATAACCCATATGCACGTACTTGAGTTGTCTGCCCTGAGGAACCCTAACCGTACCCGTGTACCAGTGTGCAAAGGCCCGCTCTGGGAAATCAGGAAAAATCGAAGCCAGCGTGACGTCGCTCCCATCTTCCAGCGTCCCCTGGAGACCCACCAGGTAGAGTCGATCGTTCACAATTTCCCATCGCCCGACATAACCTCGCCAAAGAGCGGTCGAGGGCGACCCAAATGGCGGTCGATGCCCAGCCATTGCAAAGTAATCATCAAGGGGATTCGTACACATGGCATGTTCGCTTCCCTCATACAGCAGGCGTTCAGCAATTTGAGCGGTCATTTCGTTTTTATCCTTCATTCACGCGACAGGGCAGCGTTAAGGATAATGGCCCAGTGGCTCATCAGACGAGCCTGACTCACAAAAAGGTGCAGGTATCCGTGATCATGTCGAGCCCCAAGCGCCGCGTCCAAAGCAACCCTTTAGACCCCGATCAAGCGATCATTTGGATCGCAATCGATTGACGATCCCAACACACCGCTGAAAAAAAAGACGCACGCATAAAGTAGCTTTGTTCTCGTTGCTAGCGCAATGTCGCCCAAGTCCGAGCATCGCTCAGGCAAATAGCGAGGCTCAAGGCAACCCCTCCTTTATATTTTTCCTAAACGCTCGATTCTGAGTTTTTGCTCAAAGCTCAGGCTTACCCTGTGAGGGCTCTGCAGTGCGCCTGCAAGTCCTGGTCTCTGATAAACCCACAGTAGCTCGACCCACTTCCCGTGAGTGCTCGGCAAAGTGACTGTTGGTCAGCATGTCGGATAAAACCGCAAGCCGATGCACCAGAACCCGTGATTGCCCGACAAAAGGCCTGCTGGTCAGCGTCTCTAATAAAACCGCACTGACTGGCACCACCCCCATACTGCGCTCGGCACATCGATTGCAGGTCAGCGTTACGAATAAAGCCGCAAGCGCTTTGCCCTGACCCCGTGCCTGCTCGGCAATAAGCCTGCAAATCTGAATCGCGGATGAATCCGCATTGCGAAGCACCACCACCTGTCGAAGCACGACATCGAGCCTGTTGATCGGGATCTTTGATAAAGCCACATTGGCTTTGTTGACCCCATGCAGTACCAGTCCAGAACAAGCTGAACAAGAGAAAGATCCAAATTCGCATAAGGCTTATGAATCGTTGCATGGTCTAAAAAGCTTGACGCTTGAGCACAAAATCGAACACGGCAATCTCCGGTCTTGCCCCAAAGCGCACAGGTAAAAGCGATGTACCAAGTCCTGCCGATACGTAAAGCGGACAAAGTTTGCTCTGGTAAAACCCTCCCGTGTAGCTGCCACTTCCACGCGGAGTCCACAAGACGAGTCCGAATAATGTCACCTGCCCTGCGTGCG